TCGCTGCGAACAACATTTCCATAGATTGTCGGGTTTCTGGTCTCATACTCGTAGCAGTCTAGAATTTCTTTGTAAAGGTAGTAAGAATAAGGCATCAGTCTGTAAGAACAACTTCTCCTTTGAGTTCCATCAACTTGATCTCAGCAAGCGTTTCAAGACAAGTCCAATAGGTTTCGCCACTGATGGCGTTCTCATCACAGAAATACTCTGCCATGTCCTCTTGGAGATGCTTGAGTGCGACCAGATCTTCTTGATTGATTTGCATGGGTCGTTTGTTGATTACCTGTATATTATACCAGGGTGGTGCTGAGGTGTCAACCCCTAGTCGGGATCGAACTCATCATAGGACTCATCGTCCAAATCTTGATTATCCTGAAGAAGATCTTCAATTGATCCCCTAACAAATGCTGCAGACTGTAAGAGTCCCCATGCTTGTAACTGTAATTCATCTCTCAGTTTTCTAAGAGTTTTAGTTTTTTTAATAAATTTTCTAATCCGAGGTTCATTCTCAGCCTTAATTGCATCAAGTTCATTTTGAGCAGTAACTATTGCTGCATCTAAAGCATCACAAGTTGCATCACTGGGAGACGGTAATGGTCCTCTGACAAGAGTAGAACCGTGAGTTGTGCCATTGAGATTATCTGTTGAACCAACTCCAATATCAGTCGTTTGTCCAAGCGTTGCATATTGTGTTTGGGCACCTAAGTAATTAGTACGTTCACCATTCTCAACAATTGTTGGAAACAATGGCACACCCTCATAATAAGTAACTACTCCTCCTCCCACTTTTGGTTCTGGATGATCATTATCTACTTGTTCCCCATTGACTTTAATTCCTGTAGTATCTTTTTGCGATTCCCATGTCTCAACACCAGGGGAGGGATCTGGATCTCCATTAGTAGTGAGTTTAATTTCATGACCAGTGCCGTATGTGCTGGGTGTAAGTAATCCAATCTCAATTGGATCTACCGGACTCTTGGTTGCAAGTTTACGATTTGCATCAATTGCATTTGCTCTATATTCATCATTGGGATCTGGATCAACTCGGTACGCAACAAAAGCTCGATCACTAGAATTTTGCACCGCTTCTTCATCCAATTCAAACGATGGGAATGTTGATACAATTCCAACACCAATCTCCTCAGGAATGTCAGTGGGTATTCCTACAAATGCTGCTTTACTTAATATGTAACTCGGAACTGTATAAGTAAACGCAGTTGAAACTCCATTGTTGGGGTCTACTACAAATTTTGATATTGACGTAGTTCCAAATCCAACAACCACTGTATCAGGAAAAAAGTGACCTGCACTGACAAAGTGACGACCAATGGGTACAGTTGATGTAGATCCAATACCTGTATTTGCAAAAATTGTTTCACCAGCACCAATAGATCCTCCAATCTCACCTATAACTCTAACCAATGTAGTGGTTCCAATCCCAGCGACTTTTGGAAGGTCACCAATTTGAAAAGTTTCTGGACCTACAAAACTATCTGTCAGAAAATCACCAACTTCTATGCTGTCAATATCTGGATTTGCATTCACCACTGCCATTACATCATGACCTGCAGTGATGAAACCAACGAATTTTTGTATGATATTAGTTCCGTAATCTCTATCTTGTTCTTTCTTGTAATACTTTACTCCAATCTTAGGTGTGGTTGATGCAGCAGTATTTACAACTTGATAATTTTGGACATCATCAAACTCAGCACCTCTACCAAATGTTCTTGGTGGATCATTCTCAATTGGTGCCCAAACTAAATTACTTAAACACTTGGCAGCAATTCTTGCATCATACGCTGCTTTAAGTGCATCAACTTTATCATTGACTTCGTTGACAAGATCAGGTATCTTTGCATCAATTCTAATAATAACATCATCAATACCATCTAGTTCAGCGTCAAGAAGTGCTAACTGGTCTAAAATAACTTCCCGTTCTTGGATTTTATTTTTGACTTGTGCTTCCAGTCTTTTTCTAATTTTTCTTCTTACTTTTCCTTTTCTTTTATCCTTCGCCATAATTACCTCCTATCATAATCCCATCCGGCAATTGAGAAACTTTCAGAGTTTCCTGGATAATCTTTAGGTGATTGACCATCATAAACAACATGCAATTCTTCATCATGGTTTTTAGGATCAATCCATCTTGCTACCCACACATGATAAAAACATTCAAATGGTTTATCGTCTGCTTCTTGCACAATGATTCTTTCTTTATCTATATCAGATACATTTAAATGAAAATGTCGATCACCAATGGGTTGCAACTGTACAGTAATACTATCGTAATCTACTAGACCATCCCAGTATTCAGGTAATTTTATCACATTATCATTCTTAAGTCTACCTCTAATATAGATCCCCGCTTCTGGTCCCTCTACACATATGTGCCTGATTCTTTTTCCTGGTTTAGTCTCATGCGGAATGTCAAACGCTTTGGCCGCTTTAATCGCAGCAGCAGTTTCTTTATTAATACCAGTGGTTCCTGAGATAACACCAATGAATATGGGAGCGGTTACAGTTCCCGCAACATTCAATGCACCATTTAAATTAGTGACGGCATTACCAACATTCAATGCATTCTTTACATCCACACCATTCTTAAGACCCAAAGAGTTAGCAATCTTTGCACCGAATGATGTTTCTAATGAAAACTGATTGATCGCTCCATAGATATTGACGATTCCATTGAACTGTGATATTCCATCCACCCATAGAGACATCGGTAAAGAAACTCCAGGAACTACTGCAGGAGGTCCGATATTAACTGCTGCTTTTGCAACACCAACAGATAAAGCAGCGCCAAAAAATGTGACACCTGGATTTGTTAATACACCAGCAGATGAGAAATTAGATATAGTTGTTTTTGAAAGATCGGGAGTTCCGATCGCAACCTTTGCAAATTGTCTGACTGCGCCTAATGACATAATTATGCTCTAAAGAATGCTTGTGCTTTATTCAATGCGTTGAAGATGGTTCCGAAGATACCTCCACCAACAATTGGTTCAGTTCCATCTCCTGTCTGAGAAGGACCGGACTGAGAATATAATGTAAGATCACCAGCACTCAGAAGCATATCCATTGTGGCACTTTGTGTTACTTTTGTTCCTTCTATTTCAACCTCTGGTGCCTTTACATGAAAGACTTTGCAAGGTTTAGATACAATTGATCCCTCTGCATCATTTGTTTCAAGAATGATATTATTACCTTTGAGAGTTAGATCCCCATTCTTTGCTTCAATAACAATGTCTCCATCCTGTGCTCGTATAGAAATTGCAACATCTTTGTCTGTTGCTTTATCTGCAGTTGCAATTTCAAAAGATTTTCGAGATACAATTTTACAATTACCTTGTTTGTAAAAATGTATTCCCTGAGCAGTTTCTGTACTCATACAGTATTCACCGATACCATGTGCTTCGGTATTATGTCCGGAGGTTATATTGAACCCCGGATAGTTTCTTCTGTAATAATTCTCAGCAAACTTATCTAGTTCACCTTGAACTAAACTTCGTATTTCTTCTTCGTTCATTAGTATCCTCCGTATCCGCCACCACCGGATTGTCCAGTATCTGGAGAAGGAGGCGGCGTGGGTGTTGGTGTTGGTGTAGGTGTTGGTGTATTTATTTGAGGTTGTGGAGTTGGTGCCGGTGTTGGTGTCACGGCAGGAGGTGCTGTAGTAACAGTTGGTCCTACTGCAGGTGTAGATTGAGTTTGTGTATCTTCAGATTCAACTATTTGCACAACAGGTTGTCCTAAACTTTCTTCCCTAGTGGTGTATATTATAGCATGAGGAGTAGACTTATGTCTTTCTCCCACCATCTTGAGACCAGTATCTGGATGAACATGGAATGGTCCATAATATTCTCTACCATTTACATATCCAACTAATTGATCTGGATCACCAACACAATCCACAACACTGGTGATACCAACCAGTCTTCTTCTAGGTCCAGAACCAAAGTCGGTATCATATTGTCTCTCATATGCCATGACAGCAATCATGTTTGCACCATATCCAGTATCACTCGCAATCCTAATTGATGGTTGAATGTTATATTTAATATTGAAATCACCTATATCAATCCCAATTATGGATCCGTTTGTTGAAATACCAATTACACAGTCTTCACATACATCATCACCAATAAGAACATCATCATCGGGTCCATAACCAACCCCAGGATTTTCTGGTTGTATGAAAGTTACAACACCAACAACTGCTGTTCCAATTCCAGGTTCTCCAGGAATAGGAACGCAATAACCATTCATGCATATCATTCCTGGAGGACAATCCGAATCAACGCCACATGGAATGAGACATTTTCCATCGACACATACCATACCTTCTGGACAATCCGCAGTTGTACTGCAATCTGCTGGTCCTTGTACAGCATCTAATGGTCCCTCTGCAGTAGGATCCGAATAAGGAACGTTTGGACAGTAACCACTACCTGATGCAGTGACGACTACGTTTTTAATTCTACCGTTCTTAACAATTGGTCGTGCTTGTGCTCCACGGCCATGTCCACTGTTATCAATAATAATAAGAGATGTTCCTTTTCCGGTATAGTTCTTTCCTCCTCTAACAACTTCTACAGAGAATATTTCTCCTCGATTACCAACAATCGCTCTGAGTTGTGCTCCTCTTCCATCCCCTCTGATCTTTACTTTTGGTGGGAGACAATACTCATATTTGTAACCAATTGGCATTGGCATCATATTGAATTGAGTTTGTGGAGTGTTAATACTATTATTACAAGCATTAAATATATTATTTTCACCATTGAATAACGTACTTGTGGCAAGTGCTGCTTCAATTGAATCTAATCCTTTGTTAAATTTATTAGCAGCCTGCCCTCCAGTTAATCGATCAACATCTCTCAGGATATCTTCTAAATTTGATCCTCTATACTTTTGATTTTTATAACTCTTAGCTCCTTCGGTTCCAAATAAATCTATAGTTCCTTCATCTGCCATCTTTGCAAATTTGGATAGTTCAGTATTTGCATTTCTGAATACATTGATACCAGCAACTTGTCTTGCCCAATCATCACGCTTCAACTCTAGCGATCCATTTACATCAGAAATCCAACTACTTGGAGTGGTACACTTCAAACCATCACATCCAATGAAGTTGAAGATCTTAGTTGCTAAACTGCTTACTGTATTGAGAACATCTCTGACACTGGAGAGTCCACCCATTAACCAATCAAGACCTTTCAAAATTGGTTCCAGTCCCTTCTCCAATGCGTCCATGACTTTTGCTAGTATACCTTGAACAAACTGTTCCACCGCACAGAATGGTCCATTGATAACACGACCAAGCAAAGTCTCAAACATGTTGATCAAGAAGTTCAAAAGTTCACCGAGTAATTTTTCAAACAGACAGTAAATTAAAGCAAGGATCTGCATGAATCCTTTCTGTGCTGCTGGTGATGTTAAGAATGAAAATGGATTTACTATATTCAGCAAACCAAGAAACTCACTGAAAAGCAGATTCAATTTTTTGAACAAACCATCTCTAATATTATTGAGCACCATCTTGATGATGCCCATAGTTCTCTTCGCAAACTTTTTGATCTGATAGGTCATGTCAACAACCTCGTTCAGAACGGGATCGACATAAACATCAAGTGTTTTTTCTACGGTATTTGATAAAGCAATGAAGTCGGTAAGTACCTGTGTAATTTTTCCAATGTAGTTGTCACTACATGTTGTTCCTGGTTCTACTTTTTCAGTTCCGAGTACTTCAGTTCTAAACTCAGCTGCAGTTTCTTTACCAAAAAGTTGTTCTACTGTTCTTCCACCAAGAGGACTGAAAGATCCATCCTTTCTTGCTGGTGGTTTTACCTTTCCAGTATTTCCTTTGGAGACAGCTTCAGTCTCTGGAACTGGAACAGTAGTTGGTGGTGGGTCTGGTGGATCATAAGTTCCGAATGCTAATCCTTTTGTTATAGCATCTGTTGGTCTTACAGTATCCTTAACATCTCCACTTCTATGTAAGAGTCCAAAAATAACAGGTTGCTGTGCCTCCTCACCATCCATGAAGAAACCTACGGCAGTTTCACCACCAACGAGATTCATCGTCTCGCCTCTAGTCATCTGACCACTTCCGGTCTGAGGATTAGATAAAACTTCTGCCCATGGCAATTCATTCTCAGGAAGTTCATTAAGATCCCAAGGATGATAACCAATAATTCTAACTTTTACTCTATGTCCTTTGTCATCACTTTGAGACATGACGGTCTCAGTGTTCCTCCACACAGATGGACTGGCAACTCTGCCAATCCACCAAGTGAAACCATCTTTGCCAGCAAAATTAGTTTTTAAGAGAGACTCATCAATCATTATAGTTTAGTCGTCGTAAATAAGACACTCTGGTTCTGATGGATTTTGATCGCAGAATAATTCCAAATAGTTTGGATCGTGGTGATCTCCTGCTTCAATTTCTTTTTTGTGATGCTCCGCATACTCTTCTAAATCATGCAGTTCGCCTTCAATATGACGACGCATCTGTGGATTAGTTGTGGGGTCTTGAAGGATCTCTTTATCCTTCTTGATATGTGCTTCAATGTTTTCCATTTTGGTCCTCCTTTATTGTAAACCGTAAGAATCTCTAACTAATTTTAGAGATGTAGTATTTTGATTAGCAGAAAAATGATGTCTCAATTCTTTAATCAAATACAAACCACTTGTGTTTTCCAGATTTGTTTGTTGTGATCCGCCTTCTACTTTGTTGAAGATACATCGAATTATATCTCCAACTTTTAGTTGGACATTGCATGGTACGAGAATATTTAGTCCCTGTGTGAACAATAAATTATACCTAGAATGAGACCTAGCGTCAACAGTGCGTGATTGAGTTGCCTTCACAGCACCTGATGAACTATGAACTCCTTCATCAGAAATAGTGAAATAATTTCTTGTAGGACGACCTTGAAGTAAATCAGAAGGAGTAGTTATATCAGACTCCTTGCCAAGTTTTTCAGAACCTAGTTCCTCTTTCAAATCGTAAGTATAGGAAGAAACTTGATGAGTCTTTGGACTAAAATTGGTAACTCGGTTAGCATACATACCAACTCTCAATGACTTCCTAACATCAATATTCTTTTCAAAAAAGTATTGTATGATTTTTGTTGGATTCTTATCTTCACCCGCTTTAATGACTTCTCCTGTAGTATATGTAAATACCTTTTCTTCATCCGCGCTTGCAAACTGAACTCTAGTTTTCGATGCTAAACTATCAATGCTTCTAAAGTGAAATCCATCTCGATTCTGATAGAAAATGAATCCTGCCGTTCCTCGTGCTCTTAGATCTTTGCTATCATCATTCTTTGAAGAGTCTTCTCCTTTTGAACCAGTTCCTGCTGTAGATTCAGACTTTGGACCCAACCATCTGAGTAAATAAAATGGTTTCCTGAGATTACCAAAGAAAGAAATTGAATTAGAAGTATTTTCTATCACACCAATTTTTTTTGTTTGGAGAATATCTGTCAAAATATCTCTAACATGTATATCAATGGGAATATTTTGAAACTTTTTTCCAACTTGTTTAAATTCATTAGTCGCATACTCAACTGGAACTAAATGTAAAATGAAAGATGACTTTTGTTTTGCCATAGTTGTATCACTTACTTTATAAACAAAGAACTCTTGTTTAAATGGTCCAGAATAAGTTTCTAAGTCTATAATAACTTTTTCTCCTCCTCGTATTGGCAGACCTTCTACTATATCATAACTTGCTACAATTGACAACTGAGCACTCACACATGGTTCCAGAAGATCTTCAAAGTAATCTGTCTGTACAAGGTTTGCTGTTAAGTCAATACTTTTCTTGCCATCAAGAGAAGTGATGTTTACTGTATTATATTTGAGTATCGTCGTTGCTTGCTGCATTACGCTATGATAATTTAGTGAACATGGTTGCTTGCCAGTAAGTATTTAATGCTTGTGAACTAGCGACTTGCATGGCAGAAGTAGTTTCTCCTTTGCTACCACTATCTTTATCTGCAGGTAATGGCACAGGGAGTGTGGCAACTTGAGGTTGAGATTCTTCTTGTTCTGGTTTAGCAGCGAGTAGACCAACAACCTGTATTAAATTTTCCAGCACAGTTTGATTGGCGGTCTTCTGTCTTTCCCGTCTAGGATCTGCTGCAATCACTCTAGTATCTCCAGTAGCAGGATTGACTTCTACCTGACGACCACTACTATCAGTTGTTACAGTACCACTAGTATCAGAGTTTTCTCTGGCTAGGAATTGAGTTTGTGGTGATCCTACACCCAGTCTACCGATTCGGAGATACTTAACGAATGGCATCGGATCTAAATCATTTCCTGGTCTACCACCCATACCTTTAGGTGCTGCTTCAAAGTGTAGGTGGATACCAGTGTTATTGCCACCACCGGTATTACCAATTTCACCAATGATTTGTCCAGTATATCTTTGACCTTTACGCACATCAATTCTCTTCAGGTGTGCAAAGGTAAAGTCTCTGTCTCCACAGGTGATGACAACAAGTTTACCATAAGTACCAAAAGTTCCTGCATCAGTAACAATTCCATTCAAGGCAAATGAAACATGCCATCCTGCTTGTCCTGATGTTCCGATGTCAACACCAGCATGATGCTTACCCCATCTTCTACCTCTACCACTAGTCATACCAACTACACCAGTCACTGCCTGACCAGTTCCAACACCTCTAGACATAAGGTTTGCAGTAGGAACAATATTTGTCAAACCAGTATTCACAGTATTGGACATTGGTGTAAGTTGTAGATCCTGGGCAGGTTCGTCAACACCATCTGTACGAACAATTTGACCGTCTTCAAGCGTTGTATATGGCAATTGATCAGAATCTTGTCCTCTATTTGCCTTTTCTTCTTCTAATACTTTTTTCCGTGCCTCTTCTTCCCTCTTCAATCTTTCTGATTCCTGCTCTTTGGTTTCATTCATTGGCAGATTCGTAAAGAATGCTCTTGGAAGTTTCAAAACACCTTCAGTAATTTTTTCAGGTCTTAGATCAAGAACCTCAAATCCACCAAGAAAATTAGGAAGTTTAATTTTTGGAAATCCCATTTTGAATCTATCAAAACCTCTTCCTGCCCAACTAAGAATTTTACCTCCAACGGTCAAAAGTTTCTTAAGATCATCTTTTAATTTTTGCCCAACTGCTTGGAATCCACCACCTTTTACTAATATGTAAGCAAGATCACCAATATACTCACCAATAATACCACCAAGTAACGTTCCAATCACAGGGATAGGAATAAATGATCCGAGTAATCCGCCAAGAGCAGCACCACCAGCACTGAATAATGCCTTGGTCAGATTCATATCTGGTTTTCCATCTGGTCCACCACCAGGCAAGTTTGGATCATCACCACCCTCTACGTCTTGGAAATAAGTGTAGACACCTGCCAGTATGGACCCAATGATAGGAATTCTAGATACACCACGCATCAATGCTTTGCCTGCACGTAGCACTGCTCTACCACCGGCAAGTCCCATTCTACCAGCACGAGCAATTGGTCGTGTGAATCTTTGTATCCCACGAACTTGTCTTCCCGCTACATTATTTCTAAATCTTCTTCTAGCAGCATCACCACCAAATCTTCTTTGGTATCTTCTCCTCGCTTCCCTAGATGTATTTCTAGTGCGGTTCCTTTGACGAGTACGATTTTGTCTTTGTCTTTCTCTTCTTTGCTGTCTCTGTCTTCTTCTTTCTTCTCGTCTCCGGTTTCTACGGTTTCTACGGTTGTTTAAACGAAATCTAGGTCTAGGAATATTAAAACCAGGGAATCCCAAACCTCCAAGTGCCAAAGAACCGAGTCCACCTAAGAGTCCGGCTAAACCACCAAGTCCACCACCACCAGCAGCAACTTCAAAGTTTGCTAATTTTTTAAGTTTTCTTTTAGATGGTAATGGTTCATCCGCCAACTCCTTGGAACTGTTATTAATAAAGTCAGCAAATTTTACATACTCTGATCTGCGATCAAAATCAAACGCACGAACTCTCCTTGCTTTCGGACTAAATCCAATTCTAGAAATATTATTAGCAGCTTTTTTTAGCGGTGACTTGAGTATTGTTCTCATATTCTTATGAATCCATTACGCTGTAAATCAATTTGGATGTATATCCATCCAAACTATCAGGATTGAATGGAGTTAAAAATGCTACAGAAGGACTTCCACCTTTATCATTTGATGATGGATTGATAATACCCTCACCTCCTGATGGTTGTGATGCCGCTGGTTGTTGTTTCTTTCCTCCACCCAAAAGAGCTACCATCTGTACAATCGCAGTAAGTTCATCAGGTAGCATAGAATCTGTACTTTCTTCTCTTGCAATTTCTTGAGGTGCAGTTTGACTGACATCAGCAGAAACATTTTGCCCTTCTATCAAAGATTCTGTTGCTGCTGGTCGTTCAACAGGTGGCACTAATTCTAATGTTGGTAACTTAAGATTTCGATTACCAGCAGTATTGAAACGATGTCCACCAAGTTCAGTGACATTGACTTCCTGTGATGCATCATAGTATGCACCATGAGTTCTAAATCCAGTAGAGGCACCTATTCTTTGTGCTTCTAACTCGGATTTTCCTGCTTCAATCAATCTCTTATTAAGTCTTGCTCTATCTTCTGCAAGTTGCAAGGCTGCTTCTGCTCTCGCTCTTTCATCTGCAGTAAGATTTCTAGTTAATTTACCCTCACTAACAGGTTGATATTGATTTTCAGCGTTGATAACATCTCGGATGCTACCACTCTTTGCCATGAATGTACCAGCACCTACATCACCACCTTGAATTAATCCTGCTCTGTTCAGAACAGATCTTCCAACAGCAGCCATTCCAAGTTCACCTTCACCACCTGCTTCCGCAATCATTAGTCTCAATAAGTATTCTCTATCATCTCCTTCGACTACTGGATCACCCTCAGTACCAGTTCCTTTTGGACGAACACCAGGAAGGACAGGAGTTGTTGATCTAACTGGAGGAGTTTGAGTCCCAGAACCGGTGACTCCTGATTCTTCTGCTTTCTTTATCTGTCTATCATATTCTGCATTTTCTCCCATGATGTTGCCATAGAAGAAATTTTGAAGAGGATTTCTGCTTTCTCTTTTTTCTTGCTGTTCTTGTCGCAGTGCTTCAGCAGTTGCTTCCCCACCATCTCGTTCTATTCTTTCGTCAACAGTATCATCCGTTTCTGATCCAGGGAGTAATCCTTGCACTGCATTACGGAAATCTTCATTCACAACAGCGTATGATATTCCACCAAGAACCAACGCAGGTATTGCGAATCCAGCAAGACCAGGAAGTAAACGAATAATCCCTCCTAAAATTCCCAATATCTTTGAACCAAGTCCTCCGATTAATTTCAGAATACCATTCTTCAAGAAATTAAATATTCCGCCAAGTAATCCACCACCACCTTTTCCTTTTAGTTTGTTAGGTGCATCTCCTAACTGTTTTGTAATGCCAATAATTACAGACTTAAGAATCGCTGCAATATCAAAGGTATTGACGAGAGAATCTCTAAGTCTCTTTACACTTCCACGTAATCTTTGTTCTGTTCTTTTCGATCCAAAGAAATCTAAAATTTCAATTGCAGTTGTTTTGTTCTTTGCATCCAAAGAACTTATCAATGGGTTCTTATCTATTTTCGGTGATCTCTTTACCGCTTGTACTCCAGTTTGTGCAACTGGGTCACCACCAGAACTTAGAAAATCCAATGCCTTCCTCTTGGAAGGATTTTGCATCTTCTGTCTAAGTTTTCCAAATTTGAGTAGTGAAAGGTTTTTAAACATTAACCCATTGAACTAGCGTTTCTCTGCCTGGTCTTCAGATTTTCTTCTTCAATATATTCATTCAGGAGTCCAACATATATATCCCTCTCCCAAGGAATTAGATTTTCAATCTCCGTTAATGAATATTTATGGTGCTGCATCAAGCCAAAATTCGTTTTATAATACGACTCCAGACTGATGTGAGCCATAATTATGCGAAAAAATTGTTTAGTCCTTCCAACGTTACTTCACTTTCAACATTCGTCTTTGGATTAGTTACCTTAAACGTATGAGATAATTTTGGCATAGTGTTGAAGAAGTCTTCAATCTCTTGGAACTGTTTTGTGTTCAGAGTTTCAATCCAACTCATTAATTCTTTCTTAGTACAGTCGGCAGCTGCCCAAGATTCTTCTTGATTATAAACAACATCAATACAAGCTGAGATCATTTCAAATGATTGTTCAATGGCAGAATCATCTGCTCCACTGAAATCAAAATTAGATGAAACAAATTGTGCAAGAGATGGATACTTCATTCTCAGAGTTAATGTATCATCCAGTTTGATATCTCTAGAATGATTGTCCTCCTTTACAACATTGATCTCATCAATATAAACTTTGACAGGGACAGTAGTCTCGCCATCATCAGGACAAGTGATAATTAAATCAACGGATTCTCCTACAGACTTGCCACGAATATTCAAAAAGATATATTCGATATCAAAAGTAGGGAGATCATCAACCTTGACTCCTCTTGTAGAAATACAATCTTTGAGAATATTTTTGATCGCATTTGTAATCTGTTTTGTATCCTCACTTTCCAATGCAAGAATGAGAATCTTTTCTTCCTTAACTAGAAAGGGTCTATACTTAATCTTCTTTCCAGATGAAGGTAATTCCAACTCATAAGTCGGTGTAGCAATTTTTGGTAAAGGCATAATATCCTATAGGTTTTTCAGTAATTTTATTTATTAAGCAATATTGGAATTGATTTGATTCAATTCAGAGAAAGTTCCAGCGCCAGTCAAGAATCCACCACCAGTTGCTTCTGCCAGTCCTTGCTCAAACGCTATTTGACGACCTTCAACAGTGCTACCAAATGCAGCGAGATCCATATCATAACCCTCAATAGTACCATCATCTCCACCATCAAAAGTATTGCCGAAAGGTTTGACATCATTCATTGGATCAAGACTATCCAAGAATTTTGCTGCACCCTTACCAATACCAGAGTTTTTAGTTACCAAATAACGAGTGTATGCAAAATTAACTGATACTTTTGTGATACTAGATCCATCATAAGAAAATGGAATTGCTTGAATATTCAATGGGAATGCTTCAAGAAAAATATAACTAACGATATTTACTTTCTTTTTATCTTTGACATCACCGCTGAATAAATTCATAGTTTTACTTCTCAATAAGTCACGTTCAAACTTATGAACCATGATAGGTCTTTTATAATGCACAGGATATTTCAACCGCTTGAAGCAATTTGGATCTCCGAATCCACTCATTCCTGATTTATCACCAAAATATGTTCCATCAGCACTAGTAACTGGGTCGATATAATTCATCCACTCCTCAAAGAGTCTAAGAATTTTGTATTCTGTATCGACGTAAAAAGTCAAATCAAAATCAGTATATATTCTGCGATTAGGAATACGCTCAATGATACCTTGACGTGCTCCCTGTACTTCCATTACATCAAACGCTGATCCGGGAAGGGTAGCATCTGAACAAAAGAAATTAAAATTATCAGTTCTATTGTATTCATCAAATACATTTGAATTTAAAAGATGACCCTCAACTGCCTCACCAAGTGAAGCACCTGAAGAACTCAGTCCAAGATTGACCATGAACTGTGAAGTATTCGTAAGTCCGCCAAACTTTTGTTGTACGTCTTGAAGTCTTGTATAAAACTGCTGGGGATCTGGAGCAGACATCTAAATACATTTAAACTACTTATATACTATGTATGCCGTATAGCGGAAGATATTTACCAAGTCACCCAGAAAAGTACAAAGGTAACCCTAGAGACATTGTTTATCGTTCTCTTTGGGAAAGAAAATTTATGAGTTACTGTGATTTGACTGAAGCAGTGAATGAATGGCAGTCAGAAGAATTCTGGATACCATACATCTCCCCTGTGGATAATCGAATGCATCGTTACTATCCTGACTTCTTCATTAAGTACACCGATAAGTATGGCACACAACGTCATCAGGTTATAGAAATCAAACCAAAGAAACAGGTGGCGAAACCAACTACAAATCCCAAGCGTCGAACAAAAGCATGGGCAAATTCTGTGAAGACTTGGATGATCAATCAAGCAAAATGGAAAGCAGCAAAAGAATTCTGTGCTGACCGTAACTATGAATTTAAAATTATGACTGAAGATGATCTAGGTATCAAGTAATGGCAATTAGACTTAGAGGTTTCTACGGACTCAAAAATAAAAGACTTACTGGTGTAAATCCTAGGACTAGGAAATATTATCATACCAAATATGAGTTGACTGAGATTGCAAGAAATCTTGGTCTTAAAAACTACTCAAAATATAATCAGAAGGATCTAGCAGAGTATATTGAGGGGAGTAAGAGTTACCAACGATCTAGTCACGCAAAAGAAGTAGGTGTCACACCAAAGATAAGAACATTACCAGAACTATCTGAAGATGAAATCTTTGAAGTTAGTGATAGTCATAAAACTATTGGTGAAAGAATCAAAGAAAGAGCAGAGGATTTAGAAGATGCAGATTGGTATGCAAATGAACTATTTGCTGAACTGAATGAATATGGAGAGCAAAGATTTCCAAAGTTAGGTGAGATGTGTTTCTTTTCATATGATGCGGCATATCCAGAACAATACCCATGGTACGATACAAGACCGTTAGTATATGTTCTTGAGTATCAAGAGGACAAATTACTAGGTGCAAACGTTCATTATCTGAATCCAAGTTATCGTGATGCAGTTGCAGGATCACTAATAAATAAATACGGAGAACGACTACCAAAGAAAACTATACATAGTTACTTCTTTTCAAATATGGGAGACATCTATGTTCTTCCACCATCTTCAGCAGAGTATGCCAGTGTAGCAGAACTCATAACTGAGAAATTTGTTGATAAATATGGTACATACGTGGATCCACATATGGTCTGGGACAGCATCTAAATGTCAGTAGCACTAGAAAGACAATACGTACAATGGAACGCAGCAGCAATCAAAGGTTCTGCTACGTTAAGGTTGAATGAAACCTATGTGAAAGATAATACAGGACAGACGTATGAACTGAGATACGATCCCAACAGTGGAACAAGTGCAATTGTTGGATACAAGGAAGTACAAGTAAAAATTGGTTTTGATGACGACTTTGGAGATCTGTATAGAAAGGAATATCAAACAGTAGTTTTATTTGAATCTACTCCATCTGGTGGAACTTTTACTGAACAAGGAAGAGCATTATTAGACGCTGGTAACATACAAAAAATTGATGGTACTACATTTAATGAGCAAGTTCTTAGAAATACCATTCAGAATGATACACTGAGTGCATATAGAAAAACAGACGCAAGAAGAAAAGCACAAGGATATAATACTGCAGCAGTAGAAACATCAGCGTTAGCGGCTGGATCTACTGAACCACCTACGGTAGCAGTGACCGGAACTGAAGGTGGTCCAGAAAATGCGAGTGCAACAGCAGCAAATCCAGATGCAACTCCACAACCCCCTGCAGTTCCCACAGATGCTGGAGGAGATAAAAAAGATAAGCAACCAGCTGGTATTGCTGAACTTGGAATAGATGCAGTAAATAATATCTTTGATAGTGCTCTTGAAAAAATTGGATTAACAAGAGAAGATTTCAATAGAGGAGTTTTAACACAACCAACCCCAGAAGATCTTCAAAGATTAGCAGATTCGTTCTCCACTTCTGATGCAAATATCACTGCCATGGCAGGCAATGGCATTCAGTACCCACAGGATGCAATATTTGGTGGAGAACATTCACAGGACTATGTGAATATATCTCAGTGGGTTTATAAACCACCATCAGCAAATACAATCTTTAATCCAGATCCAGCATCTAATGTAATAGGAGGTGTTCAGAGACAAACTGCTCTTGCTAAAAAATTAGGTTTCGTCAAACTCCCGATGCCAAATGACGTTACTGATTCAAATAATGTCAACTGGGGTGAAGATGCAATGAATAGTTTATCTGCAGCGATTACCTCCGCAGTAACAAAAAATCCATTGGCGGTTGGTGGTGCTGCTGGTGGTGGTGCATTACTATCAGCACTTACTGGCATTCGAGGACTAGGTAGACTTGGAGCACTTGCTGCTATCTTTGGAAATGCAGGAGGAGTTGAAGGTGCCAGAGATTTACTGGGAAATCCAAACTCCCAAATGGTAATTGGAAGTGCAGTATCATCTAGACTTCTTTCCTTAGCAGGTGTCAATGTATCTCCAGAAACACTTCTTGCCAGAGGTCTGGGTGTTGTTCCAAATCAAAACATGGAACTCTTGTTTAATTCTCCGACACTGAGAACATTTGTATTCAACTGGAAACTTGCAGCAAGAAGTCAACCTGAAGCAGTAAAAATAAATAATATTCTTCGTTTCTTTAAACAAGGGATGGCAGTAAAAACTACTGCAGCGAAAGCAGGTGGATCATCATTATTATTAGGAACACCTAATGTATTCAAACTAAAATTCATGACTAGAAATGCATCGCAGTTAGCAGGTGTGGGAAGAATCAAAGAATGTGCAATTACTGGTGTAAGTGTAAACTACACACCAGAAGGGAAATGGTCAGCATATGATGACGGTCAACCATCTAGTGTTCTTATGACTTTAAGAATGCAAGAACTTGAACCTGTATACGCCTCTGATTATCTTAATGGATCAGTTCCAGTAGATGGATCTAGAGACACAGATTATGATGCAATCAGATTCCACGAGGTAGGATACTAAAATGGGATACTTTAAAGAACTTCCAGATTTACTTTATCCATCTTTGCTACCGAAATCAACTCGTAGTGATGAGAAGATAAGAGTTAAAAATTTATTTCGTAGAGCGAAAATAAGAACTGATGCCAATGGTCTCACACTTACACAGTTGTACCAAGTTCCAGAAGGTGAACGTCCTGAGATGACTGCGGAAAAATTATATGAAGACCCAGAATTGGATTGGATAATCTTGACCGTAAACAATATTACCTCAGTAAGAGATCAATGGCCTCTAACTAATGATGAGTTACAGAATTACCTATTAGAAAAATATGGTTCTCAAGCAGCACTTACAGAACCACACCATTATGAAACAAAAGAAATTAGGGATACGTTTGGTAGAGTGGTTCTCAATAAAGGATTGATTGTAGATGAGAATTTTACATTTACATATTCCAGTAATACCGGAACAGAGATTACAGATCAAAATGCTTCAGGGCCTGTTTCTAACTTTGTGTATGAAACAATTGAGAATAATAAAAAGAGACTGATTAATGTATTGAAAAGAGAATTTCTTTCAGTTGCCACTTCAGATCTTAGAGAGATCATGACATATGGTCCTTCATCACAATTCATCACTGACAAACTGAAAGATACATACAATCCTAGAATCACAGGGGTATAAAAAAACCCGCCTTGCGGCGGGTAGGTGATCAGGAGTTGACCAGTTTAGCAAAGTAGTTGAGGGAGTCATCCTCCTCTTCTGTATTACTAGAACTTGATGCCATGATGTCTGGATCATTGAAGGATGACTTACTACGACCTTCACTCAGATCTTCGTAGTTAGTAGTGGGTTCAGAGTAGTCACCACGACGCTCACGTTCCCACTGTGCTTCTTCTTGCTGAGTCTCAGGATCTTGCATCTTAGGAGTGCCCTTGTTACCAAGAACATAATCAAGACGCTTCTTCATGTCATCATAGGTCTTGAAGTTCTTAGGATCAAGGAACTCATTGAGATCATAAAGATTGTTGTAGATCTTCTCCAGTTTCTCATCGTCATCGAAGAGAGCGGAAGGACGGGCAAACTCACTGCTGTCATAGTTCTGGTAACCAGCAACACGACGGATCTTCAGTTTGAAGTTTGCACCACTCCAGAAATCAAAGGGATTGATGGGTTCTTCATCAGCAAACTCAGGTTTCATTGCTTCCATGATCTTGTCATGGATCTTCTTACCATACTTGTAGAGGAAGACTTTACC